CTCCTTGGTTGAACTTATCACAAGAAGAAGTGAATGAGTTGAGAAATAAGAAGTTTGAACTTACTCAATACGGCAAACAAAAGTTTAAAGAAATGACAACAGGAGAACTTATGGACACAGAAAAGTTTCAGGAAGAGTTTGCTAAATCGCAAGTATTTGATGCTGATAAGTTTGAGGAAGAAAATAGTAAGGAACGAAGTAATCGTATCCTTGAACGATACAATCACTTCTATAATACAGAAGTTTCTGGTCTTGCTTGGGGTACGCATATTACTGCGGAATTCCAACAGGCAATGGCATTAGAATGTATGCTTGATGCACTGAGATATGAGAACCTTAACCACGAGTTTGATGTAGTTTCTACTGCAGATATTAACGCACTCATTGAAGGATTGTATCAGCAGGGCAAAGATTACCTTGAACGTGTGAAGAATAATGGATGAACCATTTTATCGTTTCTTTGAGATTGATTACCTTGCAACTGGTGAGGGTAGGTCATACTGGTTGATGATCTGCCGTAACTATTCATCAGTTGATGATGGTGAAAATCGTCAAAAAGAAAAGTTCAAAGAATTTATTGGTTTAGGTGCAGACTATTATATGCACGGATTTGATGAACTGACAGAAGAAGAGTTTATGAAGAAGTATGATACACTGATTCCACATCACGTAAAAGTTCAGGTTCATCGTAGAGACCAACCAATGTTTACTTGGCAACAACATTTACACATTAATTACTGCTAATTATGAAAATCCAATTCCAAGGACATCAAGCAACTGAAAGGGAAGTAGAACTCACACAACAAGAACTCTTCCAACTCTTTGAGATTATGCGTAAAGAGTTTGTTGAGCACATTACTTATGCTAGGTTCCGTGATTGTTATTCTCCAACTCCAACAGAGAAGAACATTATAGATTTTTGCAATTCTCATAATGTTGACTGCGAATATGATCGTGATAGGGTAAATTTCTTTACTGCGATTTTGGAAGAAATCCGCAACCCATATCAATGAACCTAACCTATCGTCAATTAATCCTCCTTACAGTTTGTGTAACTTACTTTTATGATGAGGTAGCAAAGACTTCTACACCTGAAATGAAACAAGAACTGATGGAACTTGGTGAGATTATTCAGGAAAATGCTATGATGAGGAAAAGAGCAGATGAACGATGGAAAAATGACTAAATCACTTTGTAAAGATTGTAAGTATTATCGTAAGGATTGGTTGGGTCATCTATTTGGAATGGGACACCGACATGATACTTGTGTATCACCAAATACTTCCACAAATCTAGTAACTGGTAATGAGAGCAGGTTCTGTGATATGCTCCGTTCTAAATCTTGGGAATCACTTGATTACTCTTGTGGTCCTGATGGTAGATTTTTTGAGGCAAAATGAGTAGATTTATTAAGAATCCCGATGAAATCATCCTTGAGGATGTGAAGATGATTCACTATGAAGCAATGGAAGAAGGTCGTTCCGTATGGTTGGGAATCTACCTCAACAACGGTAAAATGTATCACCTAAACATTGGTGGTGATAATCTTTATGTCAATTACAGTGATGAGACACCCGACGAACTGGCACAAGGACACACCCGAAAGGACTTGGATGCCCTATAATGTCAGTATAAATCCAAGGTCCAATGGAACGCAAAGTCATTGTAAAACCTAAGTCTAGTAAGGCAAAGAATCGTCTTGCTAACATTATGGAAGGTAATCCCGTCTGTATTGTAGAGCAAGATACTGGTGGTGAATTGTTTCTTGCGTCTGCAAATCGTAAATACTTTATGTGGGTCAGCACTCGCACTGGAACTAATCGTTTCGGTGATAAGTCTGATAGAGATTGGGAAATTATACAAGATAATATCCCTGAAGGGTGGGAACCAAAACCACTTGGAAAAACTGCTGGATTCTATGAGGTCTTTGAGTGAAACTACTAAAATATAAATGGGAAATGATTGTATGGGGATTCACTGTATTCTCCAATGCAATCTATTTTCGTTTGACATTAGAGGATAACATTGATAGACTTGCATTTTTTGAAGAACTATCTGCTGGATACATTGAAATGCAAGATGAATATATGATGAATCAACCAGACTTTGACCCTTGGAATCTATCAGGTAGAGATTCATATTACACTTATGTGATAAGTCAAAATAAACTTTGATTAAATAGAAATGAAAATTCAAAATCAGGTTAATCCAATGAAACTCTGCAATCTTATCTTTTTTACACTTGTTGGTGTCTGTGTTGGTGGTATGATTTATGGTATTGTAACCACAGAAAAATCACCACAACATGCTTCCGTGGAGAAGAATGAACAAATTCATCATATCAAATAGATTTCTTCGTTATACGCCATTTTGGTGGTGGTATCGTTTGATTTCTCATCAAGGATTTCGTTTTGATGATTATCATGTATGGGGAGAGTTTTGGAGTTCTCTAAATGGTGGGTGGTTAGATATGAATTACCAATGGGAGTTTGAGAAGTTCTGGGGTAAGGGAGCAAAACCCGAAAGGATTGTTCTACCAAAAAAAGATTTTGATGCCCTAGTAGAAAGACTCAACCAACCACCAGACCCTAAAGTAGTTGAAAGATTAAAAGAGATTATGAAAAAACCGGCACCTTGGGATAATGACAGAGAAATCTAAAATCTTCTACAACATCTGGTGCAATGCATACCAAAGGAGAACCATATATAAAGGAACCGATAGAGAGTACAGAGAGCACGAAACTGTGCGTATGTGTCTTGATATGAAGGATGTTGAATTCTACAAGTTTGATACGGAGAAACCGCGATATGTTTAGCAAACCACTTCTTGGAACAGATACAAAGAAAACTAAACTCTCTTGGGCAGAATATATCTGGCACTCTTGTATCATTCAGGGATGGTATAATTGTTGGTATGCCTTCAAGAATTGGGGAGACTTGATGGGAAACAACTATCAAGAGTATGCTCTTCTTGTATCTGATGACCCTTTGGAGCAGTGTATTCTATACTTTTGGGATAGTTTGGAAGACGAAATTTATCCCAAACATTTCTTAGAAAGTTTGCTTCAAATGGTTGATGACATTGAAACTGGTAAAGAAAAAGTAGTCCCACTTGATGAGGATTTCTTTGATAGAATGAAAGACCTTGTTGGGGATGTTGAAGTGAACCTTAACGAAAAGTTGGAGGAAGAGTAAATATGTGCGGGGCAGCAAAGTCGGGTAGGGGTATTTGGCTTGCGTAAGTCCCCATTTTATTCTATAATATAAATAGTATTACCCCTACTAAAAAATAATGGAAATCTGGAAACCAGTTTTAGGATATGAAGGTCTTTATGAAGTTTCTGACCAAGGAAGAGTTAGAAACAATAAAAGACTTGTTCTAAAAGATAGATTTAAAACACCTATGAGATATAGGTGTGTTGCTTTAAATAAAAATAGAAAAGCAACTGAAAAAAAGATTTCTGTATTAGTATTAGAAAGTTTTATTTCTCCAAGACCACCTAAAATGGTAGTAAGGCATTTAAATGGAAATTCTCAAGATGACAGATTATGTAATTTAACTTGGGGAACACAATCGGAAAACATTATTGATAAATTTGAACATGGAACACATCACTATAATAATGTTTTTGTAAAATTAACTAATATCAATACTGGAGAAGTTTTTATTGGAAGACAAAGACCTTTATCCAGAGAACTTGGATTAAAACAACATGCAATATGGTATGCTTGCAAAAAGCAAGGAATTGTTGGAGAATATAAATGTCAATATGTTGTGACTGAGGAGGAATGACCAATCGGATTATATGATGATATTCGTTCTTCTTATGATTTGGGAGAACAATTTACGAATGTACCAATGCAAACCAAAGGACTTGCTTGTGCAATGTGTAGTTATTGGATTGCACCTGATGGATGCTTGTATGAAATCACTCATAGAGAAACTCATACCTTTGAAGATATCAAAGAGGATGATGAGCGTTATGAATCAGACCCAAAAAGAAAAATTTTTAACTTTGAATGGATTCCAACAGGAAAGCACGGTAAAGTAGAACCTTGTTACGTTACAGATTATGCTGAAGTTTATCCTTCATTATGGGAAGGGAAATGGGAAGACTGGCCCCGATGCAGAATACATTTCAAACACGGAAAAGTACAAGACTTTGAGGACATTACAGGGCGATGATTAGTACAGAGTTGTTTCCATATGAGAATCATCCATATCGTTTAGAGTTTGGAGAAAAGAAAAATCCTACGATCTGTTTCTTTTCTTGTGAACAGCACCTTGACAAATACCTAGAAAGGTATAAACTAGATAAGAGAACTCTTAAAATTGATTATCGCGATGGAAAACCCGTTGACACCAGTAAAAAACGTAAGGGAAGTGTGGAACAAAAACCTAAACCAAAAAGTAAAGGAAGTTCTGGTACAAGTAAAGGACGAAAACCCAGCGTGGATTCCTCTAGAAACACTACTCGCACTCCAAAGTCTAAAAAATGATACAAGTAACTGAAAATGAAGATAACTCACTCACCATCAGTTGGGACGAGACTTCTCCTACGGAAAGTATTCTCAATACCTGGACTGAAGATGATTTCATCAAAGTCATTATGGAACGTATTGAAGAATTGAAAAACAATGAACGACAAGACTAAACTCATTCTTGCACTTATGCAGATTGATAATCTTACAAAACTCTTGGAAGGTAATGAATACCAAGAGTTTTTATGCAGCAAAATCATATCAATAGAAGTAGAGTTAAAACGTCAGTTGAGTTTTTATGAGTAAACAGTTTTATGACGACAATGCTTTCTATGTGGAGCATAAAAGTTGGGGTACTTGGCAATCACATTATCCCGATGGAAAGGGTATCATTACATCACTCACTGAAGACCAATGCGTAACTGCTACTCGTTGGTATCTCAAATCCATTCAAGAAGGATTTAATGAATCTAAAACATATTCTACAAAAGATAACTACAAACTCTAAATATCATTAGATGACCATTCTTCAATGGAAGAAATAAGAAAAGGTGATAGAGTAATCTATCTTGGATGCTCTGAAGAACAACTAAATTGGGGAGCAGGTAATGATGACCCAAGAAAAGTTTTGATTGAAGGTGCAACTTATTACATTGAAAAGGTAGAAGTTCATTCTTATCATACTAAACTTTACTTAAGAAGTGTCCAGGGAAAATTTAATTCAGTTTCCTTTAAAAAATTATGCTAAATGATTGACTTTAGAAAAATTGTAGGTTCTTATGATTCAAGATATCCAGCATTAGATCCTACAACGCCACATTACGAATTTAATAGTTATGTTGAGTGCTGCGAAAGTTTAGGTGTTCCTGTTCGCCTTCAATCTTTTATGCGTTATCAACAATATCTTAAAGAGATTGGTTTAGTATGATTAAAAAATTTATTAAATGGTTTGTTTCTCCAAATGAGAAACCACTATCAACTACTGTCTGCAGTATTTCTTGTAGGTTGGCAGAATTAGAGGAAAGATATTTATGTCTTCTAATGGATGTAAAAAGACTTGAGGAAGAAAATATAGAAACATCAAATTGTTTATATGAACTTT